AAGTTTGTGCGATGTGACAAAGCCTTCTAGTTGAAATAACTTCATCTACTCCGTCATCATAGAATGTTTTTCTAATGATGTCTGCCCATGTAACTAGCTTTTCAACAAAGTCAGTATCTTCTGCACCGAACTTAGTCATATGATTGTTAAGTATTTTAGTTTCGATAGATGGTGATGGAAACTTCTGATCAATTGCAACAGTAAACCTTTCTAAGAAAGCTTCGTCAATGATTGAAGCAGCAGTAAACCTACCATCTTCTGATCCTTTACCTTTAGTATTCGCGGTTGCTATAACATTGAAGCCAGGCGCAGGAGTAATTGTTTCACCTGTTTTCTTAACGAGAACAGGTTTACCTTCAAGAATACCTTGAAGACACATAATTTTATTTGTAGCTCTATCAATTTCGTCGAGAAGAAGGATCGCGCCGTTCTCCATCGCTTTAAGAACTGGTCCTTTAGAGAATACAGTCTCTCCGTTAATAAGTCTAAATCCACCAAGTAAATCATCCTCGTCAGTTTCAGGGTTAATTTGAACCCTTATAAATTCTCTGTTTAGTTTTGAACAAGCTTGCTCTACCATAAAAGTTTTACCATTTCCAGATAAACCAGAAACGTATACAGGATAGAACATCTGCGACTTAATCATTTTTACAACATCGTGAAATGCTCCCCATGGAACAAACGTTGGATCCGCTTTTGCAAATGATTTTTCTTCGTTAACGATCGATTGCATTTTTGCTGCAGACGAAATGTCTATCACCTTGTTGTCAACCTCTACAGTTTGTAGTAAAGCGCTTAAATCATAAGTGCCTATTTTGACTCTTGTTTCTGCGGTAAGCATAGGATAAAAGTCTTTTCCTGTGTAACCCATGGACTTTGCCGTGGATTCAATCACGTTCTTTCTGAACGCGGTTTGATCTGGATAATTTGTAGCCAGTTCTTTTAAAATATTTTGTGTTGAGATTTTCATGTCTTTCATAATGTAGTTCCTTATCAATTGTGTATGTGTATATTATACCATGGTTCTAGGGGTTTGTACACCTTTTTTTGAAAAAAAGTATACATTTTTTAGCAGTATTATGCGACACATCTTCCGAATGTGGTCATAAGAACCTTGTTCTGCTTTTTGCTCTTAGAGTACTTTTTAAACGCAGTAGCCATTTGGCCTCTAGTGTGATCTGAAGTAACTTCGAAATCGTCATCAGCAGTTTCAAGATTGTTACCGCCTTTAATTAAGTAAAATTCATTGTATCCAAGAGCGTTAGTTCTAACAACACATTTGTTTTTTCTGTACTCTTTTTGAGCTTCTTTTCTTTCATCTTCAGCCCAAGCATTACCACAAATATCGTCGACTTTAAAGTTAAAATCTCTGTTGTTATCAGCCATAAAGAATCCGATGCAGTTTGTGGCAAGTCTTTTGTTTATATTTTCTAATATTGCCGCTGTCGCTCCCTCTCTAGATTCGGATTTTACTAACTTTCCGTCAATCATCATGTTAACACCTTTCCATAATCCGTGAGAAGTTACTTTGTTATCTTCAAGAGATTGATCCTGGTAAGCTTGCATTCTGTTCGCATCTCCGTCAGAGAAAACGACTAGATTCATTTTTTCGATTGCGTGCTTAACTTTGAATTCTTTAATTAGATGATGTGACATAATCAAAGCTTGATTTAACGGAGTTGAACCAAAGTCTTCTGACTTTCCAATTATCTGCCTTGACACGTAAGCAGCAGCAGTCGCTCTAACATGAAGAGCTTTAAGCGAAGCCTCGAAATCAGATTTTTTAAGACTCGAAGAAGTCAAAAGCGGCATGCTTATTCCATCTAAATCCATATCTCCATCAAACAGTAAACCTTGAGTTTTAAGATCGTAATAATCAATATTGCTGTTTTGTGTTGTAAACGCATAGACGTCAAAAGGAATATTAACTTGCTTACAAAACAATACTAAGTGAATTAGCTGATCTAAAACATTAGGCAATGACTCATACATAGATCCTGAGTAGTCAATCAACATTATCATTCCATGGCTTTTAGCATCATGAAGTCTAGTTGTTTGTTTGAATATGTCCTCATTAGTCTTGTATGAAAACAGTTTGTTTACGTCAATAACTCCTGTTTTTGCGGTTGTCGCTTTAGCCCACTGAGTAGCGGCCTTTCTCATTTCGAATTCTTTAACTGCGACAGCAACACTTCTTTTAGTTGTCTTGATATACGTAGGATATTCCAGAGTTGCCTTAGCAATATCTTCTAAGATATACTCACCGGCATGTTCTGTTGAAATAGCTCTCTCTGCTTGAAGATCTTTAAAGTCAACAACTATCTTTTTTCTGATCTCTTTGTGAATATCAGAAACGACAAGTGTTTGTTGACCATCTTCGTCAGTGTCAAGTAGTGATTTTTCTGCTTTTCTAAAAGCTTCATCTGTCACTGAAACACCATTATGTCCGTCCGCTCCGTCACCAAGAGAAACAGAACCTTCGTCAGATTGTCCTTTATCTTCTTCGTCTTCTTCATCTCCTGAAGAATTAGGAGTATTTTGTTCTTGTTGATCGTCAGATTGATCATCTCCACCTTGTTGTGAAGGATCGCTTTCTTCTTCTGATTCAGTTTCATCAGTCTCGTCAAATTTGTTTTCGTCTGGAGTTTCTTCTTCCTCTTTATCTTCTTCTTGTGTTTTATCGTAAGCTACGATGTCTTTAACAAGTTCTAAGACTTCTTGAAAGTCCTCAGTTCTCATAGCTCTATCCATAAAGACTTGCTCTTCGTCAGTAAACTCTATATCAACATGAGAGCCGACTTTAGCTTGAAGATTAATTTTATCAATAATTCTTAGTTCTGAAACATCGATGTCTTCAGTTCCAAAAAAGTTGTCTTCGAATAAGTTAGCGTATGCTCTAGAGAATGGACCGACTAAACCAGGATATCTAGTTTTTACTTTTCTCTCAATCCTAGCATCTTCTATCACGTTAATATAGGACCTAGGACAACCCTGAAGTTTTTCAGGACTGTCGTGCCATCCTTCATATGGAGTTTCTAATGCATGACCAACTTCATGACCTACAAATAAGTCATATACGTCTTTACCCATGTCCTTCCACAGAGGAAGGCCGAGAACACGGTTTTTGATGTCAAACCATGGGGTCTGATAGTTACCATGACGAATCGTAAGATTCTCTTTCGCTAATAATTTTGGTAGACTTGAATTGTGATACATATTAACTCCTTATCTTTAATATAGGTATATTATACTACGATACGAGGTGTTTGTACACACTTTTTGCGAAAATAGTATATAGTTTTTATACGTATTTTTTATATAAACCGAGATTCTTATAACTATTTGATCTTAGAGAAGTTGCGCTCTTTAATAAATTCGATCTTAGATCTAAACTTATTCTCTAGGATATCGCCCTTATGGGATATAATGAATACATTCGTGCCATCTTCTAGAGTGTTTAGAATTTTAGTTAGATTGTCGATTCCATCATGATCAAGAGAAGAATCAAAGGTTTCGTCTAATACGAGCAGATTCGTAGATGCTGAATTTTTCATCTTAGCAATCTGTCTCCAAGTGAATAGCAATGATAAATCTATCCTTTGCTTCTCGCCTTCACTAAATGACGCATAGTTAAATGCATCGCGATGGCGTGATCTGATAGTTTCGGTGAAGTTCTCATCTAGGTGAAATGCGACAAAGAAATCAAGCACTTGTAAGTACTGGTTGATAAGTCTATTCATGACAGGTAAGTACTGTTTAATTACTTTAGTTTTTATGCCCGTATCTTTCAGCATCTCGCCTATAACTTCATTGTACGTGCGCTCTTCTACATACTCTAGTTTTTTTTCTGTTATTGAGTCTTTGCTATCACGAAGTGTATTTAGCTCGTCTTTAGCAACTTTTATATCACCAGATGATTGTAACAAAGTACTAATCTCTTTCTGAATCTTTTCGATTTCTCTCTGCATGATATTGATTTTATCGTTATTAGAGTTAATCTGACGTTGCTTGCCTAAAAGCTCTTTCATATTATTTTGACATTCTAGTAACTGAGAAGCGCATTTATCATTATCTAGGGATAACTCCTTCATGCCTTGTTGTATATTTGCGGCTGTTTCTTTAATACGACTTAGTTTGTCGTCTTTAATACTAGCATCGATATCTTGATCGCACGTAGGACATATTTCGTTTTCTTCAAAGAATTTTGCTTGACTTACTAAATCTTTAATTTTAGATTTAAACAATTTATCTTCCGACTTAATATCGGATACTTTCCTAGACAGTTCATCTGATTTTTTATTTTCAAGCTCTGTTAACGCGTCAAGGTTTTTACCTAGATCTGCGGATTGATTGACCAATGCCTTTACATCATCTTCGTATGCTTCAATTGAATTTTCTTTTGACGCAATCATATCTTTATTGATTGCTTGTAAATCTTTAATATATTTGGATTGAGTGTCCATTTTAGCTTTGTATAAATCTAAAGAATGATTAATCTCACTGAGCTCTTCTTTTATCTTAGAATTACGCTCTTTTAGCAACGTGTTCATCTTACTAAATATATTAATGTCTAATAGATCTTCAATAACAGATCTACGAGACCATGCAGGTAATTGCATAAAGGGAATAAAGGAACTACTACCTAATACAACAACCTGATGGAATGACTTATGATTTAACTTAAGAATGTTTTGTTCTAAAAATTTCTGGTAATCTCTAGCATTGGACGACTGATTGATCATATTACCATTTTGCCAGATTTCAAACTTGTTAGGTTTAATACCTCTTAATATTCTAAAGTCTGAACTACCAATAGCAAATTCAACCTCGACAATAGTGCCTTTCTTATTGATACTATTGATCATTTGATCTTTCTTAATATCACGATGTGGTTTACCAAACAATCCAAAAGATAATGCATCCAGCATCGTTGACTTACCTGCACCATTCGAACCGACAATAAGGGTTGATGGAGTTCTGTCTAATTGTACTTTAATTGTGTCATTACCAGTCGAAAGGAAATTTTTCCAACTAACACTTTTAAAATTTATCATACTACCTCTAAGTTCTGAGCTTCTGTATAAAGCTTTCTCAATTCAATTTTCAAATGATCTTTATCTAATTCGGTATCAACCGCTTCTACATAAGAATCCAATAATTCAGTTGTATCTTCTAAAGATACTTTTTCATCTTCAACACTTTCACCTAAATATTCTTCAAAGCTTTCAGCGATTTTTAATTCGTAAGTTTCTATGCTTTGAAGCTTATCAACAAATTTGTCAAACATATATAAATCGTTCTTAGTTAATACGATTAGTTTAATAAACTTGTGCTCACAATCCGTAAAGTCAAAGTTGCTATAATCATTATTAGTATCATCATATACAATCTTTTTAAACATAGTAATAGGATTACGCACCGCTGTAACTTCTCGCGTTTCTGTATCTAATATATGAAAATATTTTGGATCATCAACATCAGCCCATGTAAATTCGAACTGAGATCCTAAATAGTCGACATTACCTTGTGACGATCTTGTATGGAAATGTCCAGATAATACTTTTTCAAACCGTGAAAATATTTCAGCGTTCATTCCGTGTGGATTAGTAATACCTGCCATCATTTCGAAGCCAGCAAGTTCTAAGTGAGCACCCAGTATTGGAGCTTTACACTTCATAGCAAAATCAACGTACTCTTTATAGTTAGCGTTATTAATCCACGGAATCACTGCTACACCTAAACCATCGTAATCTAGTACAGTAGGTTTCATAATAATGTTTACATTACTGGTAAAATAACCAAGCAACTCTTTGAGGCTGCACAACTCGTTAGTGTTTTTGAAATAGACATCATGATTTCCGGGTATAATATCCATGGTAATGCTGGCATCACGCATAGGCTCAAGAAAATGCTTACGATTAGCATTGAGTGCTTTAAAGTTAACGAATTTTCTGTGCTCATAATAGTCTCCTAGATGTAAAATGTTCTTAATATTATTCTCTTTTAAATATGGAAAAAATATCTCTTCGTAAAATCTTTCTTGATACTTTAGAAAAATATCAGATGAATTTCTTACACCACAGTGTGTATCATTTAAAATAGCTACTTTCATATTATACCATAAACAATTCTAGTTTTTCTTTTTCTTTTTCTGCTTTTGCAAACTCTTTAATCTTATCATCTTTTACTCTAATCTTATCGATTCTTTGTCTAAGAGTATCAACATATTCCATAGTTTGTTGCGCACCTGCATCATCCATTCCCATAGCAGCAAAGTCTTCGATTCCCATCTTTTCGATAAATCTAAACTTAATCTCTTGTTGCTTTTTCTCTTTAGTAATTCTGCGTATAAATGCAAAGAAACATATTTGAGTAAAGTAACTAAATGCGTTTGGATTACCTGTTCGTGTGGCTGTATCGATTTTATAGTTATTGATTGCACGAAGACAATTCTCTACGCCATCCATAACCATTTCCTCACGATAAGTGTACCGAACAAAGTTCGGTCTGTGGGACAGGCCTTCGGATATTTTCATAAAGCAAGATGCAATATAGTTAGTTACCGTGGGAGTGGCTTTATCAGCTTCCTTTGCGGCTCTAGCTGAAATCGCATAATCCATAACAGCTTGAGAAAATTCCTTATTGTTTACGTAATGTGGTTTATCTTTTGGTTTGATTTTTTTAGTCATGTATTTCTCCCGATAATAGTATATTATAACACAGTATGCACTAAATGTACATCGTTATTTTCATTAAATTAATTTAGTTTTTTTGCATAAAAAGGTGTACAAATCGCGAAAAGCGTGATATAATATAAGAGTCCACTTGAGGATAGGGGTATACTAATGTATTGTTTTCGTCTCTGTTTCATCAAATTCAAATTGATCGCTCTCCATATCATAATCATAGTCATCACTATATGTTTCTATAGTTTCTTTAATCTCATCTTGACAAGAATACTTAATATATGATTCTTTTGTCTCAGTTACAACCTCTGTATGGTTAATAACAAAGCGCTTCATAATTTTAAACACTTTCTTGTCAGAAAAAGGAAACCAATCCGCAAAAGTCCACATTCCAGCAGGTGAAACCTGCACGGCCGCAGGCCGTTCTACAATGAATGCATGCTCCGAAGCTGATTGGACATAGCAAATTAAATTTTCGCCATTCGTCAGTTTAAAATGTCTTACATCTACGTTTTCGATTGATTCCATTTATATATTTATACCGTGTATTTTATAGTCGAATTTTTCTTTACTATATATTCTAATGCGCTCTCCAGCATGATTTAACGTATAATTCTTTCTAGCCTTCCAATGTAAATCATCAGCAATATCATATACCTTAGTATCTATACCATCTGCAGACTTCCTTAATCCACGTCCGATACTTTGAAGAACCCTAATTTGAGACTTACTCGGTGAAGCAAAAATAATGTTGTGAAGACGCTTAATATTAATACCTGTAGAAAAAGTGCCCATACTAGCGACAATAATCGCGTCGTCTTGCTTCTCTGTAATCGCTCGAATTTCTTCCCTCGTATCCACGTCGGTCTCCCCTGAGACATAAAATAACCTCCTAGTATTGCGCGGCAATGCGTCAAACTTCTCTCTTAACATATCATGTAATGGCTTACCGTGCTTTTCTACGAACTGAAACAATATAAGCGAATTACCTTCCTGATCCATAGCAAGGTTCGATATAAAATTATTTCTGGGCCCGTACTTTACAATAAAATCTATTTCTTCCTGGTACTTCATCTTCGATACCAGTCTACAATGTTCATCACTGTACTTTAATAACAAGACATATATGTCCAGTTGTGATAAAGAGTTTTCTTCTATCAGCTTTTTAGTAGTAGTTACTTTATGTACAGGGCCAAATAAACCCTCTAATACTAACTGATGAGTTTGAGTTCCGTCTAAAGTTCCAGTTGTGCCCATCCTGTATTGCGCATTAACGCATTTTTCTAATATAGCAGTCAGTGACTTAGCTTTAAAATTATGAGCTTCATCGCCGATCACCATCCCGTATTCTTCAAACCAAGGCGTCTGCATCTTATAAATCGATTGCCATGTAGTGATTATAACCCTATGCTTTAAATTATATTTTTCTTTACCAGAATATATTCTATGACAATTCTCGTCAACGGACCAATCATCCTTTGTTGAGTAATCTCCGAAATCCGAATACATTTGCTCAACAAGCGAAGTAGTAGGCACTATGAGAAGAACGTTTTTATCGTACATCTCTAAGTAGTATCTAACCGCTAAATATATAATTAAGCTTTTTCCAGAAGCGGTCGGGCTTAATAACAACGAACTTTTATTGGTTAACGCATGTGAGAGCGCACTTAGTTGATAATCCCTAGGTGTTATACTATCTCCGTTAGCCGTGAGCGTCACCTGCTTCAGCAAACTTTCAATATCATGAAGTTCTTCAATGTCAGGTCGTCCATATATAGAATTATCTTCAACGATAAACTCATAATTGCGAGCATTTGCAAATTCAATAAGGTACTTATAAAGTCCCGCGTAAATTTGTTTTTTCCTTAAATCATACAATCGTATTTTACCATCCCACATACGATTTTTGTACGACGGCATAAACTTGTAACCTGGCACATAAAAACAGAAGTGTTCTGACAACTCCATCTCTATTCCCGGTTCAGTTATAATACTCAGAAATACCTCGTTCTTTTTCTTAACGACTATTTTTTCCATTACATTCCACTAGTAAATTTATTCCATTCAATAATATTTTTAATGTTCTGATGTCTCCACTTAATGTTGTCAAGTATTTCTTTTAAAGTGTCAATTAGTTCTTGCGTGTAATGCATCTTGGCTTGGTGTTCTTGAATGAGCGGATCAGCGTCATACCATTTATCCATATCACCCTTTAAGACAGTAAGTCCGTTTAAAGGATCGTAACCCCAGCCTCTAGAGTCCATTTCTTCTTGACTTAGTTTGCCGTTATAGTGCATAAACTTATCTTTAAGTAAAACTTTAAATTCTAGGTCAAGCTTTTTATATCTAAGCTTATTTACAGAGTATAGTTCTAGGTACTTCGAATGAAGCTTTGCAGAATCTCGTGCTGATTGATCTAATTGAAGTTCATCGATGACAGAATCTTTTTTCCACATCTCAAGTATTTGTTCTAAATTATTCATAATATTTCCATTTTATACATTGTAATATGCATTGTAATATGCATTACAATATATATTTATATACGTTACTTAATTTCGTAGTAAGTATACTTTAATGTCACGTCAGCTTGCAGGTATTCTATATCTGTCTGCTGAGTAGAAAATTCAACAGCAGATAAATTGGTAGGAAAACAGTCTCTAAAACTAATCTCTTTCGTAACGTTATTATGACTACTTAAAATAGATAAAGTAGCATCAGACTTAAATGCTTCACCTTTTTCGATAATGTTATGCATCCAATTAAACATTTCGATATAGTTCTCCATATCTTCTGTTACATTAAATCGTATTGCAAGATCACCGAAAGCAATCCTATCACCTGTAAAAGCTAAGTTAGATCCTTTGTAAGGATTCGGCGCTTCACCTAATGATAAGTCGGGAAGAGTTACGGCTGTACAAAAATACTCAACATTAGCATATTGAGTAGAATCTATTTTAAATTGAAATCCAGTAGGACTCAAAAAGTTTTTATTTTGTGTAGTCATATATCTATTTATACCAATCTATCTGCTAAGAGTTAATTATTTTTCGTTAACAAACTCATTCAGCTCCTTTGCTACCGAAATAACATCAGATGCCTTTAGTTGTCTAGCAGGTACAACTTTTGGGTTATCCTCATTTCTACTGTTGTGTTCGTGAACCTGATCAATTTTCCTGTGGATATTTCCCTCAAGTATACCTTGAGCTTGGTTTAGTAAGTCGGCTCTAATTTCGAACCCTGATTTTCCATTTGACATATTTACCTCCTGTGTGTATGTGTGTTATGTCTGTATCATAATGATACAATATTATTTATACGCATAAAAAAAGGGACCCGAAGGTCCCTTAATCGCATATCTAATTAAAGATTAGCTGTTTTGCATGATTCCGTCTACTCTAAAGATTCTAAAGTATGGGTTACCTCTAGCAGCACCAGCAGTACCGTCAGTAGCAACAAACGGGTTAGCAACCATACCATATCTAGTTTTGAAACCGATTCTTGGCTGGAAGTCTTCTTCACCAATTGCTTTAACCATAGTTAAAGGAACGTATGGGCAATAGAAGATACCTGCGTCATATGGAGTATTACCTCTGTAACCTACAGTTACGTAGTCAGGGTTAGTACCAGTTGAATATGGATCTACATATACTTTGAACTTACCGTTAAGAACACCAGCAAAAGTATTACCAGTATCGTCAACATTTAGTGAAGTATTCAAAGCAGGGCTATAGTCAAGCATGCCAGAAGCAGCAAGGATTGAAGCAACATCAGAAGAACAGATTACATAGTTACCTTTTCCTCTTCTTGTTTCTTTAGCAATCGCGTTAGCTTCTCTTTCAATCTGAACGATAAGACCTTTAGCTTTTTCAGCTAACCATCTGCCGTCTGAATCAGTGTGCAAGTTAAAGATACCTTTAACAGCTACTGAAGATTGCAAAGCACCTAGCTTAGCTTTTTGGTTTACAGTTCTAACAACTTCTCTGTTGATTTCCGCAAGGATTTCAGAAGAAAGGATGTTAGCAAGTTCACCTTCAGCGTCTAGACCGTGTACAGCTTTAAGATCTTGTGCAAGTTCCATTGTGTACTCAGCTTTTAGAGCTCTTGACTTAGCAGTAACAGTCGACTTATCGATTTTAAAAGCCATCTCACCGAAAGTAGTACCACCACCATCGCCTAATGCTTCAGCTTGAGCTGTAGTTAGACCAGCACCTACTGTTGAGAAAATCTCACCAGCAGTTTCGTTAGTTGCCAAAGAACCGTCACCGTTATCAACAGCAGCTTCTAGACCAGAAGGTCCAGCTTCTTGAGTACCACCACCTGAGAAAGCTGTATTAGCTTCATCAAATAATGCCTCACCACCGGCTTGGTTAGTATATGTTGACTTCATAGCGAAGATAAGTCCAGTAGGACCTGACATAGGTTGTACACCAGCGATATCATAAGCGATAAGGTTAGGCATAGCTCTTCTTACCAAAGAAATCAATACTGGATCGAATCCTTTGATTGCACCCGCAGTACCACCCATACCAGCACCAACAACGTTACCCGCTGCTTCTGATATCATGTTACCTTGAGCTGCTAGACCTTCTTCTCTAGCTGCAATTTCTTGGTTCTCTAACAGTCTTGCAACCGTAGCTGCTTTATGACCGTCTTGAATTGATGGAACATCTGCGTGCTCAAGAACCGGAGCCCACTTTTCCATTAAGTTTTTGTCTGCGTTAAACATTTTTTGTTTCCCCTATTAGACTATTTGTTAAATTTTGAAATAGCTTGTGTATATCTAGCCATAACATCATTGAGTTCAGCTGGAGCTTCGTCAGTACCAACTAGTTGTTGAGCTTCATCTACTGATTCTTGAGCTTCAGATCTGAAGTATGATTCTTTAACAACATTCACTTTCATTTCGAAAGATTCTGCATCATCAAAATCGATATCTTCTACCAAAGATGCAAGCTTTTCAGCTTCAGTCAATGCTAGCCCAGAAGATGCATTTCTCACAATCTCAGCTCTTTCTAAATTAGAAACAGACTCAGTTAGTGCGATGTTATCTTCCGTTGATTTATTTAAAGATTCCTCTAGTTCAGCAACTTGATCGGCTAATTCGTCGATTAGGTCAACCTTACCTTCTGGAACCTCAATATAGTGCTCTTTGAACACTGATTGCAAAGAAGTCATAAAGTCTTCAGCAATTTCAGTCCTAAGACCAGTAGTTACTGCCACTTCATTTTCTGACATCCAGTTCCCAACTACATAGTTAAGATATGAATCTACCTTTTCTACGAGCTCAGACTTGATTTCAGTTACTTCTTCTTCAAGGTTTGCGACGTACTCAGACTCGAGTCTATCAATCTCTGCACCTACTTTAGATTTTAAAGCAGCTTCAAAGATGATTCCAGCCTTAGCTTGAAAACCGTCGGATAGTGTAGCTTCTTCAGCCACCAATGATTCTAAATCTTCAGAGTAGTCAATATGGTCGACATTTACGTCTTCCTTAACCGGCTTCTCTTCTTCTTCGTCATCACCTTCGTCACTTTCCATTGTTTTCATAACACTAGCATAAATCTTTTGTGCGTCTAGTTTTTTTGATTTCTTCAACATATCATTCACTGATGCCATAATAGCAGCTTTAGTTTTAGGCATTTCGACTACAGGTTTTTCGTCTTCGTCATCATCCTCATCGGAATCTTCCTTAACTTCTTCTTCGTCTTCGTCGTCTTCATCAGACTCCTTGACTTCCTCTTCGTCATCATCCTTCTCTTCAGCTTCTTTTCTAGCTTTAGCTTCTATGATTTCTTCGTCTTGAACTTGTTCGTCTTCAACGAGCTCCTCACTTTCTGATACGTCTTCGACTAAATCATATTTATTTTCGTCATTAGACATAATTTATTCTCCTATTAAGAATTTACAAGTTTAGAGAGGAAATTTTTAAAAGCTTTAATCTCTACATCAGATGATCTCATGTTTCGAGCTTCCTTGATTTCAGTCTCAATTTTCTCAACTTCTTGTGGACAAAGAACGCCATTATTCCATACCCAATCAACACCTTCCATAATTCCATTGACAAACGCCTCTGGAGCTGAAGGGTCTTGAACGATATCTACTGTAGATAACATAAAGTCATCCTTCACATACATAGCGCCATTCTTTTGCACAAGACTTCCCATACCACGACTTGATACACCAAGCTTAACTCCACCTTCGAGCAAACCTTTTACAATTTGACCCATAGGGGTTTCTAAGATTGATGCCTTTCCTACAACATTACTTCCGTCAAATTTGAGTTCTGTAATTTTGTGTGAAACTTTATCTAAGTTAATGGTAGGACCTTCAGGATGATTCAACTCCCCGACTGCTCTACCAGTACTTACTTGTTCTTTTACATACTTACTTACTGCATTTTCAAGAATGCTTTTTTCGTAAATACGACCGTTTCTATTTTTAGAATCGGCTTGCATAAAAACACCCTCAATAACGAGAGTCTTTTTACCATTAACTTTTTCTTCAATAACCTCTAGGTTACTGTCATTAAATTCTGCTATAAGTTTCATTTACTTATTTCCGTTGTTATTCCTCTTCTTTAGAGGCCTGCCTGTCTTGTAATGAAGAAGCTAGTTCAATCTTCTTTGCATCAAGAGCAGCAGTTAATTTGTCGGCCATAACTGAATTAAACTGCTTACTAGCAGCAACGTTATCGCCATTTTTTACATCATTAATTAAATTTTCAATACTCATTTATTTTTATCCTTCGTTATATATTTATAATAATTTAAATGTCAAGGTCATCTTCATCTTCAATATCGCCTGATGCTTTTTCAGCAGCGATTTGTTTTTGAATTTCAGCGATCTCATCATCTGTTTGTCGTAAGATGTTCTTACGAATCCATTCATTGGACACATACTTTCCAACATATTCATCCATTTGAGCTAACATTTCGAAACGTTCTCTTGTTATTTCAGCTTCTTTTAATTCACTAAAGTAATTATCTTCAATAAAGTCAAAGTATATATCTTCCTTCCACTTCATCCAATCTTCTTTAGTGATAATGCCTTTCAGCATTAACTGCGTTTTTAGTAATTGTAAGAATAGATCACTAAATCTCTTTCTTAATCTATCTAAAAACTTTTTAAACTTAACCTCGTCCCTAGATATCTCAGTAGATCTACCCAGATTAAATCCAGACTCTTGCTCTAAACGGTTAGCTGGAACGTTGAGCGACTTGTAGAGTTTCTTTTGGAAGTAAACAATGTCGTCGATCTGCCCGAGGTTTTCCCCTCCAGGTAATGTTGAAATTTCTGTACCTCTACCACCTTCTCTACGCGGTAAAAAGAAGTCTTCCAACATCGACATGTGTTTACGATCATCTTTAATATCTCCAGTCGCTGCGTCATAGACCAATTTATTTCTGTATTGGCCCATAATGTTTTTTAAATATTCTTCAGCTTTACCCTTAGGTAAGTTACCCACGTCAATATAAAAAATTCTTCTTTCTGGCGCTCTACTAATTCTGTAGATAACCAAAGAGTCTTCCATCATTCTTAATTGGTTAACGGGCTTAATCGCTTTATGTAAAAATGATAAAATTCGTTTGCGAGTTGGATCTAGCATTCCTGATGTGCAATATGCTATAGAGTCAGGATGTATTTTTAAGGCCTCACTACTGCCTTTCATCCCGCCGTCTTGAAATAAGAAGTACTCTTCTGACTTCTTAATAATATTGGCCCCAGTCCTTGGATCTTTTTCTTCTTCGACCTCTTTTATTTTTCTTAATTTGGTCGGGTCAATATACCGTAATTCTTGAATACCCTTTTTAGGGTTTTTGTTATCGATAATAATATGATATGGCAACCTACCATCTACATACCATTTTCTAAAAATATCGTGTGAGTAGCTATTAAATTTAAGAAGCGAGATTATATTCTCAAACTCTTCTTTCATAACTTTCTTCACCTTATCAGATGCTTCCATTTCGTCCATAACAATTTCAATAGGTGCTGATTTGTTATCACCTACAATTGCTTCATTTATAATGTCTTCTACGGCTGCATCGCATTCTGGATGTGAAGCAATATCTCTATACTTGTATATAAGATCTACTTCAGTTTTTGCAGTATCACCGTCAATATCAACATACTGGCCAAAGTGACCACCACTATTAATAACGCCAACACCGTCTTCGTCTGTGTTTGGAACAAAGGAAGGAAGCTCTGGAAGCTTTTGCCCCTTTCTGTTGATCTCAAAACCAAAAAGTTCTGCCATTTTTTATTTACCTCAATATTATCGGAGGGGAGAACAACTCCCCTCGTCTAATATTATTTATACCGCTTTTAAGAAGTAGTTCCAGACTCCCAATACTGTACTTGTAACTCAACTGTGAATTCTTCAATCTGATTTTCATTGTCGTATGAAAGTTCGATTGTAGAAAGATTAGTTGGGAAACAACCACGCATATCGTAAGTCTTAGTTACTTCGCCTTGCTTGTTTAACTGCTCAACAATAATGTCAGCCATATAATCGGTAGGATTACTTTGACCAGTGTTATTGTTGTGTTCGCTAATACCATTCATCCATCTTTCGAATGAGTTTCTCACTTCAAAGCCCGTATCATTAATCACTGTTAATGTTACAGGTTCAAAAGTTCTGTCACCAGCAAGTTGTAGTTGTCTGCCTCTGAATAATACAGGGACAGGAGCCACAACTGATGAAGGAAACTGAGCACCCTTAATCATGAAGGAAGATAGTTCAACGTCACCTTGAGCATAAGCAGGGAAGTTACATGTTACTTTGAACATGTTAGAACGTGCACCACCGCCTACTAGCTTAGATTTAAAATCGTCTACGCCTAAAATTGCCATTATTCTTCTCCTAATTAACTACCGGCGACTTCTGAGAAATCGACTCCGGTTCTTGTTGCAATAAAGTTAAGTGAGATGAAGTTAATAGACCTTGAAGGCTTGATAAAGATATCAGCAACAAATCTATTAGCATCAATTACTTGACCTGTGTTGTTTGTAGTATCACATACGACTCTAAAGTCTGTAACACCACGTCTTCCTTTTACATCTCTTAAGAATGGCTCAAGAAGATTTCTAAATTGAGCTCTAGTAAACTCATCGTTAAATTCGAAGAGTTGTCCCTTAGCTGCAGTAGATACTGCTTTCTCAATTACAATGAATAATCTTCTTACGTTGATTCTATCAAATGCACTTGGCTTGCTCAATAATGTTTTGTCTCCGAATAACATAGTACCTTGACCAGGGAAAGAAACGAGTGGATTAACTCTTGCTTTATAAAGCATGTCTCTATCAGCCTTTTTAGGATTATATGCTAATTTAGTAACACCAAATAGTTGACCTCTTGTCGATCCCGCAGGTGAGAACCATGCGTCAGCAACATTGTCAGTATTTGCACAAAGACCTGCGCAAAGACCAGAAGCTCCTAACCATCTGTATACGTCATTATATTTGTCATAAACATAAACAGCACCAGAATCTGTTGAAGCGTAAGAAGTAGAGGCTAATGTGTCAGCCCAAGTTTTTACGTCAGCAGCAGGAGTCGCTGAACCAACTGAATCTTCGATCGGAGGTGATACAAAGGCCATACAGTCTTTTCTTGTGTTACATATTGAAATAAGTTTATCTGCAATATTTTTTGTGCCATTGGCGTCTGGATATGCAAACAAAAGGTTAACATCGACAGTTTCAGCATCTGCTAAAAGGTCGTATGCGGTACCAAGCTCTCCGTGAGTTGGCGCGTTATCGTCAACACCACCGGCCATAGCCGCAGTAATTACTGCAGTTCCAGTAACGTATGCTGTGGCGCTTGATTGACTAGCGAAAGATTCACCTGCGTCAGTTAATCCAGAAGCATGACCTGACCACCAAACATATCTAGAAGTTCTGTTAATTACTTCTTTATAGTAGTTTGAGGTTCCGTCTGCCTTATATGAGTCTGAAGCTTGTGATACATACGCAAATGTTTCTAAAACAGTATTAGGTGTTCCAGTCCATGCTCCGGTTTTATCTACGATAGCGATATGTAATTCGTCGTTAGAGTGTCCACCAACTGCAGCAGAATCCGAAGTTCCTGGAGCTCCATCAAAACTTGCTGAAGCAGGAAAATTTAGTACTCCGCTAGTACTAGCAGTAAAAGCTGTAAATGCTGTAGCGTTAGCTGGACATACTTGTACTTCGATTGCGTTACCCAGTACTCCTGGATATCTTGCGATGAAGGTTCCGTCATGTGACAAAGAATCGTAATGATCTTCGTTCTTGACTAATTTTGCAGTTCCGTCGGTCGCGTTTTTGTGACCGTTAGTTGCTGCTCGTACTACTTTTAGTGCATTACCATACTTTAAGAATGATGCTGCAGTTAAAAAGTATTTTGCTGTATTGTCGTCCGGTGCTCCGAAGATACTAGCTAGTTCTGTTTCTGAACCAACCGTTCTAACTTCTTCAACTGGACCCCAATTAAAAGCTCCTGCGAATCCACCAATACTGGTTGAGACTGCAGGTATTACGCCCGATGCGTCAATTTCATTGACTTGGACGCCTGGTGATACTTGAAATGCCATTTTTTTGTCCTCTCAATTTGAGTTATTAATAAGTTTTCATAATACGGTTATGTTCAATCAGTATTATTTATATAAATAAAGTTTTAAAGGTGTTCAACCTCAAACCATACATTACCTTCTCCATCGCCCTTTCCATCAGCGACACTACTACGTCCGTCATTAATAAGCCCAAACGGCAATAAATCATCGTGTATTGCCTGTAATTGTTCTTTATACAACATGTTTTTCATGTCAATATTTGTTATTCCCTGAAATATATCAGTAGTTGTAAACCATGCAAACAATACTAAGTTCATAACTAAGTCGTCATGGTTCGGCGCTTGCGCTTCAAAAGAATTACCTCTAGCAACAAACGTGCACATCTCTTCAATTGTATTAGCATCTACAATGTGAAGCTTTTTTTGTCCAATTAAATCTTTAAACGTAGAACACCCAATCCTTTTAACACGTCTTGTCATTGTGGCTCCGATCGCATTAGCCTTAACCTGCGATTCAACAAACATGTTTTCATATTCTAAATCATAATATAAACCATTACAGACCACCGCTCCCTGGTCATTAGATTCTACTATAATATACGCTTCGTTATATAGCTTAGCATATTTGTAGCACATATCGGGTAATAACATTGGTGATATATTATTATCTCTAAATACACAAACCTGTTTAAATGGGTTTACAGAAGTATCTATTACAGTAAATGTGCTGTAATCTTGACCACGTCCTTTAGATACATCAACAGTCATGACATATTGGTGATCTTCAATAGCTTTTTCGTAAATATATAAATTTTCGTTCCATGTCATAGGACGTAAAGACTTTTGACCAAGTAAATCACTCGCATCAATTAAAGTATTTCCTCTTCCGTGGAAATTATTGCCAAATTCTTGGTCAAACTGCAGCTCTGAAGTGTTTGATATTGTCTCAGCTTTCCACTTATCATCTCGTCCTGGAACATCCCACCAATCAACTCTAAAAGCTTTATACTCATTCGTATATGTAGTAGCACCTTCCCAAATCCTGTGAAACACATTGCCAATACCGTTCGCCGTAGAAGTAATAATAACCTTAGTATCTTTACCTGACGAAACAACTGGATACGTCGAAGTATAAAATTGCGCGTCGTTTTCTACAAACGCAAACTCATCTAAGAACAACAAGTTAATAGACAAACCACGAATAGAACTGCCGGAGGTAGCCGACGCAATTATCTTAGAGTTATTGCTAAATTCAATAGAGCCTTTATTTAGTGCTTTACATCCAGGCTGTAAGAAGAACGGCAAATTTTCTAACATAAGAGTAATACGAGCTAGCATTTCTCTAGCGGTAGCTCCTTTGTTTGCTAATATCGCGATCGTCTTCTCAGGATGAAAACACGCATACCATAAAAGATACGCCACTGCAGAAATCGATTTACCAGACTGTCTACAAGCCAAAACTACTGAAAACCGATTATCATTAAAATGATTAAACATGTTTTTCTGATATGGATACAAATTAAACGGAACTAAACCATCGTCCAAAGATATGACCTTTAAATAGTTAATAGCAAAATAACCAGGATCCATCATACATTGTCTGTATTCCTTGATCTCATCTTCACTAAATTGACTCTCTACTCCATCCTTTTTTACATTAGGATTTCCTAGATAGCCTTCATGTTCATTCTTCGGGCGTGGCATCTATAATCTTCTTATCTTTATTTTCTTTGTCGTGCTTCATAAACAATCTTTGCAAATCTGTAGTACTTCCTACAAATAAATTATTGTTTGTTACTTCTTTCTTACCCTTGTTTTCGTCGTTAAGGTCTCTATTGCTTTTTTGTAAATCCATAAGCTTATCGGTTACGTCACCAATATCTTTAATTGCTTTAGACAATACTTCAAAAGCCCTAGGATGTTCTGATTCCCTTGCAAGTTCCGCAAGTACGTCAAGAGATCTCACACCAGTTTCAATGAGATCTTTATATGTTTTTCTAGAAAATTCATAATCATCTTTGACCTCTTTTTGTGTAGTGGTCAATTCAGTTTTTTTGACTTTTTTCTCAGGCAAGTTCTTATTCAGGCTTTCCTGCATTTTTTCTAATTTATCCATAATGTACCTATGTTATACTTACAGTAACAGTATAGTTATCATCCTCATCTGCACTGCCAGGCGAAATAGTAAAATCCATATTCTCTAATATGTTTGCGCCACCCGGATCTGCATTAAAGTCTAAGTTAATTTCTCTAATAACGCCTTGATCTGCTGTCGGCCCAAAGTACTTCATTTTCATTACAAAGTCAAATTGGTATATTAATGCTCTACGAGTTTGAAAATCACCCTCGTAATCATCTTGTATAGTAACAGCGTTTAATATAATAGGAACATCCTGCTTATAATCAAAACCAGACACTGGGTTAATTGTTACTGTGTATTCGGGCTGAAAATACGGAAGTATTTGTTCCATGATCTGCAAACCGTCATCTTGATTCTTAGCCATAGCAAATAGCGACATATTAATATTATATGCTACGGCTTGTTTAATTGTTTTCTTTTTAGTAGAATCAGTCGCGTGATTTTCTACTATTTGATTTCTCTTTGCCAACTTCTGGGTGGAATCAATATCCATAGAAGTTATTTCAAATCCCATTCTAGGCAACTTAATGGCCATTGTCGCATCCTGACCAGTCGGCGTATCTAGCCTAGATAAGAATTTTTGTTTAGGTCCGTACGCTAAAGGAACTTTAATTTGATTAAGAACAT